CAATACTGCTAATAATAATAATAATGGTAACATAATATTCTCCTAAAATTTAAATCCTTTTGGATCTTGTAGGTATTTTTCCCAAATTTCTAAACCGCGTACCGACATTGGCTGTGTTTCTGGTACTTTTTGAAAAAATTGATCACGCGTTAAAAAATCATATTCTATCTTTTCTTCCACATCATCAAAAAGAACTTCTTTTAATACTTTTCTTTTTTGTGCCATAATATACTCCTATTAAGTTTTACCTTATTTCTCTAATTTAAGATGATTCCTGTAACCTTCTGTGTCTGATTGATAAAGATCCCATTCTGCGTTGACATTTATTGCATTTGGATTAATACCCGATGCGGTTATTGCTGCAGCAAATGCATCTTTAGTATCCCAATGTGTATGATTGACATGCTTAACAGCAGCCTTCACTACTTTTTCTGCTTTTTTAGGAGCTTTTAAAATTGCTCCCATTGCTTTAGATATTTTCTTTTTAGTTTTCTTTGCTTGTGCCATAGTGTATCCTTTATTGTGTTAAAAATTTGTAAGCTGGGGTTTCTTTAAATTCTTCTGGATTGGATGTGAACGCCTCATAAAGGGCTTCAATATTAACAGGAATAAAATCCCGATCAAAAATCATTCCAGTTGAAGTTACTGCTTCTGTAAATTCTTCAATACTATTCCAAGTTACATCACTAGACTCTTCTTTGAATCCTACTTCTGCGTCAGTTGCGAATCTTGGTAATTCTTCTGGTTCTACTGCTTCTAATTCTTCTATAAGGTCTTCTTTACTATGTCTTCGGTCTAACTCTATTCCAAGAGTTCTACCTTCTTTTTCTAATTCTTTTTTTGATTTAAAACTTCTAGATTTTGCCACTTCACTACTCCTATTTTAGTTTATATTAATTCTATAATATTATTTATAATCCCCCAATCTTGCGAAATTCAGATTGGGGGCACCACAGTGGCTATTGACCGATGGGAATCAGTCTAGGCTTTTTCTCATCTGGAATTACACGTTCCAGATTCACAATAAGCATGCCGTCTTGGAGATCGGCATTTTTAACAATGATATCATCACTTAGTTGAAACGCCCGAGAAAAAGTTCTCTTGGCAATTCCACGATGTACAAAACCGATTTCATTGTTTCCATTGTTTTCATCATTATCAGCCCCATCATCTTTCGCGATAGCAGAACGAATGGTAAGAGTACCATCAGTTACTTCTACTTCAATATCACTTTTTGAAAAACCAGCAAGAGCTAGTTCAACAACATATTGTAAATCATTAAGTTTGCGAATGTTATATGGTGGATAACCCGACTGGGCTATATCCATATTAGAAAGACGATTAAAAAATCCATCGAATCCAACGCTGAATCCGAGCATTTTCTGTAAGTCTTGTGGTGTGGGGAATGTGTGTGGTGCTAATGTATACATAGGGCCTCCTGTAAAGCGAGGTTAATATTGTACTTCAATCCTCAGCACGTGGACTTGAAGTAAGTTAGAGGTTACCACTATTGGTCAACCTCAATCACGCCATCCTTCTCCTTTGAAGAGATGATGACAGCGATGTTTAAAAACAGTCCAAAGTAGACTGCTTAAAGAATCTGAAGTATAATTTCCCGATTCCTTTACTATCAATTTATATTTAGTCTTCATAATTTTTTCATCAATTTGCCAATTACTATAATAGTATTTAGTCATAATGTATAAAAAGTGAAAAGGGTGAGTTTAATCACCCTTTGTCAGATGATATAAGTTTACTTCTTGGAATAAATTCCCCAAAGTACCCAAATTGCTGCTAGGCCTACAAGTCCTTCACCACCTAGTTTTTGGACTATACCTACTACTGAACCAATGACATCAATGCCAATGAAAGGAACAGCTGCTCCAAAAATGATTTGAAGAACCACGCCTAATGCGATTAACGCAAGACCAGCTTCTGTAAGACTGCGAATCCAGCCAATTGCTTTTTCTAACATAGGATTACTCCCTTTGAATTAAAGTTTTGGCCATATAACTTTTCAGTTATTTGCCTGTTGAACCAAATCCACCTTCTCGCTCGGTTTTTTGAACTGGTGGTTTTTTGATTTCGGTTAAACCATGATATATCTTTTTCACCAATTCAGCTTGACATACTCTATCTCCATTATTTATTGTTTTTGGAGATTGAGATATGCTAGTCATCATAACGAAAATAGGATCTACATAGTCAGAATCTATTATACCTTCACAATTTGTTAGGTATAAACCCTCGTTCCAAGCCAAACCTGACCTAGAATGAAGACGAACTGAGTATCCTTCTGGAATATCAAAAATCAATCCAGTAGGAATCATTACTCTTTCCATGTTATGTACTTGAAGAACTCCGTTCCTAAATGGTTTTGCGATTACTCTGGTTAGAGTATCTTGACGAACTAGATATTTTTCTTGTCCATCAAAACACGCGTGAATATCGAAACATGCTGAACCCTCTGTTGCATAAAGAGGGTCTTTAACATTCGGATGTAATTTATAAAATTTTAATGTTTCATTCTTGGTTTTGGTCGGCATCTTCAGTCCTTTTACTTCCAATATTATATTTTGCTGTAAGATCCCATTGGTCTTTTTCTTTAAAAGATAGGATCTTTAGTTGATTCAACGGAACAACTAATTCACTTGAAGATTCTGGATTCACTAGTGCAATTAAGCCCCATTCCGATAAAAGATTTGCTATTGTATTACGTCTTGCTTGGTCATTTTCTGAGTAATTGGTTGGTTTACCATCAAGTGCAAATAATTCTTTAAAATGTACTATATAATATCTACCTTGTTTATGTAGTATGTGACAAGATTGATATAATATTTTGTCCTTTCGGGAAGCTACCCCGATTCTAGTAAGTGTTTCACGCACCTTGAGAAAATCATCTGGATTCTCCAGAGTGCACTCCACCATGTTCTCTGTTCCTGTTGTCATTTTCCACTCCACCTTGATTCAGTTTATCTATGATATAAGCCAACTGATTTCCAGAAAGAATTCTTAGAGCATCTTTGGCTTTCTCATAACTAAATCCATAATACTCTTTCACCAATTCAACATTCTGTAGTTTCTCTGGTTTCAGCCACTTACTATACCTTCGTTTCTTTCTAATATTATTTATAAGATAGTCAAACTGAAGTCGGCTGTCAAGGTGGTGGTTACGATTCATCTCATTTACTTGAAATATAGTGTCCATAAAGAAAGATAGACCGCGATTTACGATAAAAGATGAATACTTCCTCTCATCTTGTGGAGTAAGCATCACATTCTCTTTGGTTTCGTTAATTGCTTTTAGGTAATCAAATGGACTCATAGTACTATTATACCATATTAAGGTGTTTTGTCAAGTCTTTAGTTATTTTAACGCTATTGCACCGACAAATGAGTGGTTTCTCCAAAATGGTTGAACAGTAGTGAACCCAGCATAAGATATCATGTGTTCAAGTTGTTTCCATGTGAGCGGTTTCATAATGTTTCTGAGTGTTCTTTCCTTATCCATGATGTCTTCTGTATCAAAAGCTTTTCGTTTGTAATCATAATAATTGAACGTAATCATGTCCTGTACCAATGCACTTTCACAGATAGTTTTTTCTGCAAAAATGAAAGCTCCACCAGTATTCAATCCAGCATAGATATTTGAAATAACTTCTTTTCTATCTTTCTTTGGCATGAATTGTAAAGTAAAAATAGCAGTAACCAGATTAGCATTTGTTATTTGAAACTTACGAATATCTTTCATTATAAATTCTACATTAGTAAATCCAGCATTATTCAATTCTTCCTTACGATTTTTCAAATCTTCTTCAAAACCATCAGCCACTTCAATTCCGATATATTTTGCTTTAGGGGAATGGTCTTTATTATAGTCCATCATGGCTTTTGTATTTTTTCCTGTAGAACATCCAATATCAACTATGTTAGCATTATCTTCTACAAAATAACGTGAAAGACTAATTACATCTTCCATTAAGCTTGAATAACCCCGAATTGACTTTTCAATATGTTCATCGAATCCTTCTTCTCTATGTGCAAAAGTAAAATCAGCCATTGTTCAACTCCTTATAAGGTTTAAGTACTTTCTTGTATATTGAACTTGCTATCGCTTTCATCATTAGTGGTGGCACCATTCTACCCATACGTTCCGATCTTTGTTCCCACTTTCCAGTTAGTTTGAAATCTTCAGGTAAAGAAGTGAGTCTACGAGTTTCACCCAATGCAAGTTTTCGCATTTCACTCCAATGAATACATCCACCAGAAGCTGTGATGGTGGGTGCTGGTTTGAATCTTGAAATCCTTTTCATATTAAAGTGATGCCCCCTTGGATGATAATCACATCCA